GTAGATTACTTTTACAACAGTGACAGAGTAAATGCTCAAAGAAGCGGAAAGATGACCTTTCAGCTAGATGCTACAACCAATACGTTAAATTTTAGTGATGAATATGATTATCAAGGTGATGCCAATTACGAATCCAGCTTACAGTTTCAAGCACAAATGGTAAACACGGATGGGCAAATATCGGTTGACACAATCATAGTTTCTGTGTTAAACTCTGTTGTAAATGACGCAGGTAGATTTACTTTTAAGATCAAAGTTATTGGTTAATGCTTGGATTAAAATTTGAAGATAAGTTAAGATACTGGAAGGATCTTAGGGAACAATTAGAAACACACCCTAGACCTTTTGATATTCTTGTTCAATTCACAAACAAGCTACCGATATCAGCAAGGAAGATAAATCCTTGGGATCCAGAGAGCATGATTGAACCGTGGCATTTGATTGAACAGGAGGAGTTTTCTGAGCATGAAATCGCACAACTTACTGCCTATACTTTACAGTTAACCGATAGGTTTAGTTCTGCGAACATAGAGATACATATCAGTAAGGACAACTTAAAAGACGAATTGGTTTTCCTTGTATATCTAGACAAAGGTATAGTTTTAGGATACGAAAATGAAGCAATTACAACCGAAGAACTACCCAAGCATGTTGTCTCACAAAGGATTTACAAGCTACCACCTCTTCACTAAATAATTTTTAAAGTACGAAGGAAAAATAATGAAAGAAGGAATACAAATCATCAAAAGAGATGGCAGTAAAGTGCCATTAGACATTCAAAAAATTCACAAGGTAGTAAATTTTGCCTGCGAAGCATTGGCAAACGTAAGCAGTTCACAAATACAAATGAATGCTGGAATCCAATTCGCAGATGGAATGTCGTCGAGGGAAATACAAGATTTATTGATTAGATCAGCAAATGATTTAATCTCGCTAGAAAATCCAAACTATCAATATGCGGCGGCCAGATTGTTGCTTTACGGAATTTACAAAGATGTGTTTGGTGGTTTTGAAAAAGTATCTCTGTATGATATGGTACAAAAAAACATTGAAAGAAAAGTATATGATTCACAGATACTTGAAATGTATTCCAAAGAAGAATTCGAAAAGCTAGAAAGCTACATTCATCACAAGCGTGATGAAAATTTTACCTATGCTGGTTTAAGACAGATTGTTGACAAGTATCTTTGCCAGGATAGAAGTTCAGGTGAGATTTATGAATCTCCACAACACATGTACATGATGATTGCGGCAACACTCTTTGCCAACTATCCCAAAGAAGATAGAATGCACTATGTAAGGAGATACTACGATGCGACCTCACTTTTTAAAATCAATATCCCAACGCCAGTCATGGCCGGTGTCCGTACACCTATTAGACAGTTTGCTTCGTGTGTCCTTGTTGACAGTGACGATACCCTTGATAGTATCTTCGCAAGTGATATGTCGATTGGTAGATACACGGCACAGAGAGCAGGTATCGGAATCAACTCAGGACGTATCAGAGGCATCAATTCAAAGATCAGAGGTGGAGAAGTAGCACACACTGGTGTGATTCCGTTTCTAAAGAAGTTCGAAGCAACTGTACGCTGTTGTACACAGAATGGAGTACGTGGTGGATCAGCCACAGTTCATTTTCCATTTTGGCATCAAGAAATTGAAGACATACTTGTGCTAAAAAACAACAAAGGTACTGAAGATAATCGTGTACGTAAATTGGATTATTCTATTCAGCTTAACAAAACAATGTATGAAAGATTATTAAGCCAAGGCGAAATCACCCTTTTCTCACCAAGAGATGTTCCAGGTTTATACGAAGCATACTTTGGCGATGCTGATGAGTTCAAAAAACTTTATGAAAAGTATGAAAAGGATTCTAAAATCAAAAAGAAAACTTTACCAGCAATGACATTGTTTTCTGCTTTGGTAAAAGAAAGAGCTGAGACTGGACGTATCTATATTATGAATGTTGATCATGCTAACACTCACAGTTCGTTCAAGGACAAGGTTTATATGAGCAACCTTTGCCAAGAGATTACATTGCCTACAAAACCTTTACAACACATTGACGATCCAGATGGTGAGATAGCTCTGTGTATTCTTTCAGCTATTAATGTAGGGCTTATCAAAGAGCTTGACGACATGGAAGAGCTTTGCGATCTTGCCGTCAGAGCATTAGATGAGATAATTGATTATCAAAAGTATCCAATCAAAGCGGCGGAGATAAGCACGAAAGCAAGACGTTCGTTAGGTGTAGGTTACATTGGACTAGCACATTATCTTGCTAAGAATCAAGTGGCATACGGCGATAAGAAAGCACTCACATTGGTTCATAGGCTTACAGAAGCTTTTCAGTTTTATCTGTTGAAAGCATCTAATAATCTAGCAAAAGAAAAAGGTAAGTGTGAATACTTTGATAGAACAAAATATGCCGACGGCCTTTTACCAATCGATCATTACAAAAAAGAACTTGATGACATTTGTGATATCAAGCTACAGTATGATTGGGATTGGTTAAGAGAACAAATTAAACAAAACGGATTAAGACACTCTACACTATCAGCACAGATGCCAAGTGAAAGTTCGTCCATTGTTAGCAATGCTACTAATGGTATTGAGCCACCAAGAGGATATCTGTCTGTTAAGAAGAGTAAAAAGGGTCCATTGAAGCAAGTAGTACCACAGTATCAAACATTGAAAAACTATTATACTCTGCTTTGGGACATGCCAGATAACGATGGATATATCAACATTGTAGCAGTAATGCAAAAGTTCTTTGATCAAGCTATCAGCGGAAACTGGAGTTACAATCCTACTCACTTTGATAACAATGAAGTGCCTATGAGTGTAATGATCAAAGACTTGTTAAATACATATAAGTATGGGTGGAAAACAAGCTACTATCAAAACACATATGATTACAAAACTGATGGCAGTGAAGAAGAACCACAACATTCTTTAGGTTGGCATGATAATGTAAAAGAAAATCCGGTTCAGCGTGACGAGTTCAACGGAACCGACAAAGAGTATGAAGATTATTGTGAGGCTTGTGCGATTTAACAGTTGACACTCGCAAAGAGGTATGTTATACTAGAGGTACGGAAGGATTAATAAATGGCAAAAACAGTATTCAATAAAGAAAAAATAGATTTCACCAAAGCACACATGTTCTTTGGTCCAGATCAAAACACACAAAGGTATGATACCTTTAAGTTTCCAGAGTTTGATAAGCTGAATCAAACTATGCTTGGTTATTTTTGGAGACCAGAAGAGGTTTCATTACAAAAAGACAGGGCTGATTTCGCAAACTTTAGACCTGAGCAGAAACATATCTTTACTGCCAATCTAAAATATCAAACACTATTGGATAGCGTTCAAGGACGTGGTCCTAGTTTGGCTTTCCTACCTTACGTATCGATTCCAGAACTAGAAGGATGTATAGTAACTTGGGATTTCTTTGAAACAATCCATTCACGTTCATACACACATATCATTAAAAATGTATATTCAGATCCTTCGGAAGTATTTGATACAATTTTAGATGACAAAGAGATTCTAAAAAGAGCAAAGTCAGTAACAAAAAATTACGATGCTTTCACACTCGCGGCTGATGATTGGTTCCAACGCAAAAAAGGTTCGTTGAGAGATGTAAAGAAAAAGCTATTCCTAGCTATGATGAACGTAAACATTCTTGAAGGATTACGTTTTTATGTTTCATTCGCATGTACTTTTTCGTTTGCTGAATCAAAGAACATGGAAGGATCCGCAAAGATCGTATCGTTAGTTGCTAGAGACGAAGCAACACATTTGAATTTATCAACACACGTTATCAAAAACTGGATCAAAGGTTTAGATGATCCAGAAATGAAAAAGGTAGCGGCCGAATGTGAAGAAGAAGTTCTTAACATGTGGAGAACATGTGTTGATGAAGAAAAGGCATGGGCAAATTATTTGTTCAAAGATGGAGCAATCATTGGCTTGAACGAAGAACTTCTACATCATTATGTAGAGTTTATCGCTAACAAGAGGCTTAAGGCTCTTGGATACAAACCAATATATGATCGTCCACTTAACAATAATCCTCTGCCTTGGACACAACACTGGCTTTCAAGTTCAGGACTACAGGTGGCACCACAAGAAACTGAGGTTGAGAGTTACATAATCGGGGGCATTAAACAAGACGTAGATGAAGATGTACTGAAAGGATTTAGTTTATGATGGACATCACAATTTATAGTAAACCAATGTGCCCTAGTTGTGTAAAAGCAAAAAATGTTTTCAAGAACATGAATTTGACATACACAGAAAAGACTATTGGATCTGACATTCAGCCTGCTGAGTTGATGAAACTTTTTGAAGACAAAGGATTACCTGCTCCCAGAACTGCTCCCCAGATCTTTATAGGTGGACACCACGTTGGTGGTTACGAACAACTGTTGAGCTACATTGAAGATACAGGGTTCAACGGAACAGGGAGTGCGACAGGCTAATGTTAATAGAAAAACCATATAGTGTCGGTGATACCGTCACGTTCAAAACTGTGGCTGGCGAAGAAGTAGTAGCTAGAGTCACAGATGTTAAAGACGATTCTATAAAGATTAAAAAGCCTATGGTTTTAACCATGACTGAAAAGGGAATTGGAATGGTTCCGTCCGCTTTGACAGTAAGCATGGACACAGAAATGCTAATTAATCTTGGAAACGTTGTATTCATTGCTAAGACTAGTGAAACGACAGCGAAGCAATATATAGAATCAACAACTGGACTCAAAGTAGTCAATTAAAGGAGATAATTATGTCAGACATTCACGAACAAATTAAAGCTCAGTACGAAGCATACCTAGCAGAAGCTGAGTCTTTTGATACCAAAGGTGTAAAAGCCGCGGCCGCAAGAGCAAGAAAAGCTCTGGGCGAGATGGGTAAATTGGCAAAAGCTCGCAGAGCTGAGATCCAAGACAAAAAGAACAATATGTAATAAATATAAAGTTAGGGGAGCTACATGAAGTGGCCCCCCTTGCTAAGAAGGGCATTTCTAAATATGGCACAACAAGGTAAACTTAAATGGTACAATCATGTAAAAGGCTACGGCTTTTTATCACGAGGAGAGACTGAGAAAGACATCTTCGTACACGTTTCTGAATTTAGAAAATCAGGAATCAAAACGGTTAAACAAAACATGATTGTAGAATATGAAATTTCAGATCATAATGGTAAACCAGTCGCAGTCGATATCAAAGTAGTTCACATTCCAGAATAGGAGAGGTTATGGCGGAAGCCATGTTATTATTCATGCTAGTAATTAAACACGCACTAGCAGATCTCGTCCTACAAAGTCGGCTTACATCTGGTGATAAAAGCAACTTAAAGAGCCCAAAGGGCTACATACACGCGGCAGATCACTCTCTGCTAACTTTTATAGTCTGCTTATTTTTTAGTGGCGTTTTAAATGCCATATTGATAGCTTTGCTAGATTTTGTGCTACATTTCATAATAGATTATGTGAAAACCACTTGTACAAAGTATTAC